AGGAAATTTTGTTGTCTAAAGATTCAATCAAATATTCTGAAATTAATGAATCGCTTTGTAAAAGAATCATTCTATTTTCTAATGACATTTTTTGTGATAATTTTTTCATAATATAATTTTTTATTTGTTATTTCTTTGACAAATATAAGACGTTTTTTATTAATACAAAATAAATTATAAAAAAAGATGCAAAAATATGCTAATTTATAATGATTCTAAATAAGAACTATTAAAAAATATGCGTCAATCTGGCGATTTGTCCGAAGTTTTTATGATGAACAAATCCTTCAATTGCTTTTGGTGCGTGTTGATAGCCGTTTCGGTGATGCCAAGAATCGGTTCCACTTGGCGAACGAAGACTTTCAATTGTGCAACCTATAAAATCTTTTGCAATTTTATGGTGAACATGATGCGTGTAAATATATCGATGCTTTGAATCGGTCCAGTCTTTTGATTCTGAAGCCATAAGCAAAGGCAAATTTTCTAATTTTGCGCCGTCGCCGTGAGTAGATCCAATAAGATTGTCATAATATTTATAATATTTACGATGCGAAATTGACACGTCAAACGTTATATTGATACAATCTTTAAAATAAGACTGAATAACTTGCGCCAGGAAAAATCCGTTTGTATAATCGTGATTTGAAGGATTGAAAACAAAGTGAACGTCTGCAATTGGTATCAACATTTTTAAAACGTCAACATATAATTGTTTGGCAATCATAAAATTTTCGTACCACATTCCGTCTGTATCTTGTGGCGTTCCGCTTGTCGTAGTTCGTTTTGGATTGTCAATGTGCAAAATGTCATTTCCGCCAATAAACACAATTTTGTCAATATTAAAACCAGACGATTTGTCAAGGATTCCGCGAACGCCTTCAAGTGTTCTTTGAACGGCAATGTTTTGGTTGTATTTTTCACCCGTTTCCCATTCATTACAAAGTTTTCCAATATGAATATCGGCTGGACTCAAAACAAGACAATGTCCGTCTTTAATATACGACCTTTCAAATATTGGAAATATAGGTGTGAATTTTTGCAAGTCTTCAATCAACGCATCGGCTAATTGTTTAAACTCTTTTTCTTCGGGCTTTTCAAATAACGGATTTGTAACACGAACGGATTCTGTTTTTGTCTTCAACCATAACATTGGTGCCGTTGTTGGATCAACTCCAACGTTTTGACATGCTTCAATAATACCTTTTGAATTGATTTGTCTTCTAATGTAAAAACGCAAAGTGTCTTTTTCAGTACTCGACAATTTTAAATCGTGTTTTTTTACAATAAAATTTAAGTTATCAATGTGATTTAAACTAAAATCAATGTCATTGTAGTATTGTTTTGATTCCATAGTGGTTTTTAATTTTGCGAAATATACGCTTTTTTATTTAGATTGCCACAATTGGTAAGAAAATAAAAATACAAAGTGCGGTTTTTGTGTAAAAGGTACGTTCATTTGTATTGCAAAATTCGTTTTTGAAGTACCGAAATTTAAGTTTGTAAACAAATAAGGCGTATTTATAAACCAGGAACCGCCAACGTTTTGAGAAAATTTGTATTTGTCAATCAATAGTTTTCTTTGATTGTCAATTATTTTACTTTGTTCGGTCTGTTTTTCTTCAAATAATGCTATTAAATCGCTTTGTTTTTTTACTTGCTCTTTGCAAGCGTCAAACTGAATCAATTCTTTGACAATATTTTTAGCGTATTGAATCGGTATTTTTATGATTGTATCTTTTTGCGAAAAACTTTTCAATGTCATTGCGCTGAAAAGTATCAACAAAATCAATTTTGACTTCTTCATACTTTATAATTTTAGATTTTGTTTGAATTATTTGTTTGTCAATCGAATCAATTTTGTTTTCGCTTTGAATGATGTCGTTTTCTTGCGTTTTGCGACTACTTCTAAACAATAATAATAAAAGTATAATTAAAATATAAATAATGTCCCTATATTGAAAAATAATAGTTCGATTCGTCTTGACGACGTTTGACAAGTCCAGATAAAACTTTGCCATTTGCTTTTGTCCATTTTCTAAATTCATTTTCAATTTGTTTATCGTTTGGATTTGCGTTTACTAATTTTAATAATGTAGATTTTTTAAAGTTTGCAACACCTACATTGTAAGCAAATGAAACCAATGAATTAAATTGTCTTTGATTTACGTCTAAAGTTAAACTTTGCGACACGGCTTTTGCGAATCGGTCCGCAATTTCTTTGAACATTTCAAACGCGCGTTGTTTTGTAATTGGTTTATCTAACAATGTGACGCGTTTTCCGTCTTCATAGTAAGTATTTCCGTAACCAATTGTCGGAACTTTCGCTGGACACAAATAAGGTTTTAAAACAAGTCCTTCATGCTTTGTGATTAAATTATATCCTTCGTCATTCAATTTCATTTTTGATATATTTAGCGCGTTGAATTGTGGTTTTTAAAAGTTTCCAAATATTGACTTTGAATGCAACTTCAAAATTTTCTTTGATTGAAGTCATTTCAATAAATATCAAAATAATTGCAACTACTTTCGTAAAAAAGTTATCTATTTGAAACCAGATTTTAAAAAATTCGCCAAGCAAAAATTTGTCAATTGCAAACAACAATAAAACGGACATTTGATATAAAACAAATTTTGACACAATGTTTGACATTCGTCTTGAATTTATTTCTTCTTTTATTCGTATTGCTTTGAAAATTCCGAATATTGTATCAAGTGCGATTGCAATACCAACGGCAATCAAAAGTCCTTTTATTGGTGCAAAGAAAAGACAAAAAGAAACAAGTAAATAACTTAAAATTGATTTCATTTTTTATTCAGAAATTTCTTCTTCGGTTTTAGGTGTTAATGTTTCAATCGCTTGCGCTACAAATACCGCATCGGCTAATTGTAATAAACCGCCTTTTTGTGCCAAGTGTGCAACTTGGATTAAGATTTCAATTGCTTGTTTGGTTTCCATAAAAATTAAATTTTATTTATTAAGGTTTTTAATTCTTCAATTTGTGTTTGTTGTTCCTGTATAGCTTGTATTAAAACAGGTACTAGCATTGAATAATCAACACTTTGCATTCTTTCTCCGTCTTTTTCACCGAATACAGCTTGTGGAATTACTTCTTGAAGTTCGTGAGCCATAACACCAAAAGAACGCTTGTCTTGGTCTTTCCATTTATAGTCATAAACATTTATTGCAGAAATTAAATCTAATCCATTTATTTTATTTAAATCTTCTTTTAGTCTATAATCTGAAACACTTGTATAAGCTACGCTTGTTGGGTCTGTAAAGATATAACCAATTTGCGTTCCAGTGCTATTTAAAAAATGAATAGGAATAGAATTTGCAGAAGTTGATTTGAAATTTATACCAAATTCAGTAAGTCCGTTAAAAAGAAATTGCAATTTTGCGTTTGTTCCGTAAATTGCACTAGTTGTGCCAATTAACAAAGCCGAACCATTGTCAACTATCTGACTATTTTGAAGCGAATCCGAACCATTGAATTTTGGAATGTAATCGTCAGTTCCAGTTCCACTTATTTTTGTTGTTTCAAGTTCGTCGAAGTTGTCGTTGCATTTTATAAAAGAATCGCGAATTGGATCACCATTTCCGTCATTTGGACTTGTACCAACATTTATAATTTCAATTGCCATAATTGGTTTGTATTTTAATTATTTATTTATTTTATTTTTATTTAACAATTAAGTCATTTGAACATAAATCGGATTGTTTTCTTGCAATTCCGTTTCAAATTTACAATAAAGATGACAATTTCCAGTATTAAAACTGAAAACTTCGTCGCCTAAAATTACCTTTTTAAAAAGTACAAAATGAACATTGTCAACACTAATGTAAAAATCAATAAATTGCTTGTAACCTTTCAACCCTTTGCACACAATTGTATGCACTCCGTTAATTGTTTTTGTTTCCGATGTTGTTGTTGTGGTTACTCCGTTTAATAATGTTTGCATTTTTTAAAAATAGTTTTAATTTTTTGATGTTTTCTTCGGTTCTTTTATCTACTTTTCGCATTTTTAATATGGATTTTGTAAGTACCATTTCCCGCAAACTAATTTTGATTTAATTGGATTCACAATATTGTTTGAATTTGAAACGTATTCTGGCAAATGAAATTTGCACAACCATCTTTCAAGACGTGATTCGTACATTTCCATTTTTAAACGTTGTTGATTCACTAAATAGTCAACTTCAACTTTGTCAACTGAAGTTGAATCGGCTGGATTGTGTTTTGTGATTCCGCCATTATTGATTTGATACGCACCGAACAATAAATATTCCATTGCTGATCCGTGAATGATATAAGGAACTAAATAATTTTCGTATAAAGTCAAATATTCATCGACCAAATCGTCGTTTTCAAAGTCTTCACAAATTTTATTATAAAGTGTTTCACCAAGAATTTCTTCAACTCGAATGCGTTGAAAGTCTGCAATCGCTAAAACGTATTTGTCAACGTCAATGTTCCCACCCAAAGGGGTGTTTTTTGTCAGTTCGTTTTCTTTTAAAAGTATTGTTGTCATCTTATTTTCTGTAATTTGGATCTAACGACCAGTAATTGTTTGACGATTCAGCGACTTGTGCAACTTCACTTGGATTTGTTTCAAGTCTTGCACCAGCACGTTCACTTGGTTCTAATTCATTTATGATTCTTTGTGCTTCATTT